AACACATCATTTTCATATAATGTCATATTAGCTGTCGGTGACGTCACAATAACTGTTGGTATGCTATTTACCACGTTTAAAGTAAATCCTTGGGATGTACTCAAAGATCCGTCCGATGCTGATACGGTCACCCAAACCGAACCAATATCCTTACCTGCAAGTGTTAATATATTACCCGATACTGTCGCTGTTGCAAGATTCGTATTATTTGATGATGCCGAAAACGTTAATGGGTTGCCGTCTGGGTCGGAAAAGTAATTTAATAGATTTATTGTTATGCTCTCATTTTTCTTTGTTGATTGCGTTGGAATTTGTGTGTAGTTTGGTGCTGTATTCACTATTCCTTTTCGTACATACCAAAAACCGTCTGCGTGACGCCCATCATTTGGGTATGTTCCATCTTCTGCGATCACATCCGCGTGATTTAATGAACCTCTATTGTAGCCTGCCACGGTTTTTGTATTCCGTGAACCGTCTTTAGTGCTTGCCATTGCCAGTACGGACGCATTGGCATAGCTTACCTCCCACCTACTAGAATATCTCTCTACTGTGGAACCATACGCACGGTAACCCGTTGTACCTATACCAAGACTATTAGCATCCTCGAACTTATTGCTAGTAGTATACGTGTTCGTATTAGGGTCAAAATTTATGTTTTTGTATAACGATGTAAACGTAACGTTTTGGTCGCCAATAGAACTAAATGGCGAGTTATCCGTATAACGATATATAGGTATAGCTTCGTACCTATCATAATAATACTTAACCACCTAAACCACCTCCACTAATTCGACGTTATATGTGTTCCAGTCACCGATAACCATCTCAGCATTAACTGTATCAATCGCGACATTACTACGTGCCACTTTTGCGCCTTTTTTGTAGCTATTTGCAAGGGCTTGGACTGTGATTGTATCTGCTCCGATTGCTGTGATAAATACATCTTCGCTTGATACGTCATCATAGATTGTGACTTGGGTAAATGCAGTAAAGCCTGTCGTAGTCGCTACTGGCAATACGGTTGTACCCGCTGTTACTGGCTGAATGATATCTGTGAGTGTTGTGTCTAATATGATTTTGTTGGTGTTGCCGTCGAGCGTGTCGGCGAATGTACCTGAGTTACCAGGGACGCGACCGTCTAGTTCCATTTGTACTTGCATACGACGGACCATAGATGATAATCCAACAATCAAATCATGAGCCATAAAAATTCCTTCATCCATGTGATTCAAACGTTTGGCAGAAACACGGGTACCATCTACATGCGTTTCATATACTGGTAATCCAGTGAGAGGATTTAAAATTACTTGCCCATTATCATCTCTTTTCGGTATAAATTTACCATCGGGACCTAACTTCCAAATACGATCTACAAAATGTAATAACTCATAATCATTCTTAAATGAGATATTCATTCGTTTGCAACTCCTTTCAATACAACTGATAACGTAAAGACAATCATAAGACCTTCTTCACTTTGTTCTACGTGTGTCGTGTATTTATCTAATTCAATGCCATGCTCATCCACTAGCTTTGCTTCCGTTACAATTCCGTGCCCATCACCCAAAAAGATATAAGTTTTAACGGTATCTACCTCTATAAGCTGTGAACGGAATTCTTTTTCGTGCTGCTGTCCATCAATCGTAACAATACACTTTTTTGCCATGCCCTTTAAAAACTCTAATGTACGATCAATAACAATTTTAGCTACCATTCATCCATCACCTCATTTGCATAAATTTCGCCTGTAATCGGTAAATGCACAGGGTATGTGTGATTTACCGTTTGTAATTCTAAATCTACCGTGTGACCAGTTCCAGGCATCCCCTCGCAGTGGAACGTGCCACAGATGGGTAAATACACTGGATACTGATATTGCTCTGAATCTAGTTCGATGTATTGCGTTTGTTCCAATTTAACTGCAATAAATTCCAACCATGACCGTTTATTTTTTGTGGCCTCAACTAATTTTCTTAAACGCTTCATATCCCTTTTCGCTATGAAAGGTTCATCCACTTCGATTTTAAATTTGTAAGGATCTCCACCGTACTCAAACCACTCATAAATTCGAGCATTTTTATAAATAATGGACACTACATGCTCAACAGCCCAGCGAGTACCTTTTTTACGATGCCAGCTAATCGATGTCTTAATAAGTTCTCGTTTTTGCTGTACAGATAGCTCGTTATCATAAAAGTCCACATGCTTCTCAAAGGCAATCAAATCCAATAACTCTTCAGGAAGCTTATCAATATTCACTAAATCAAATAAAAAAACCGCTTCCTCATGTAACTCCTGCATTTGAATGATGGCTGCCTCATACATAGCTACAACTACCGGATCAGATTGCAATGATATGGGTAAAAGTTTTAATGCTTCTTCCAATTTATTCATTGGCAAGACCCTCGAAAATCAATGAAGACGTTGTTGATTCATAAGCAACTTGCTCAGCTTGCAATTCCACAAACATTTCTGCATTTACCGCCACACGAGATGCGCCTTTGTTTTTCAAACGTGCAATAAGTTCAGATAAATCAATATCTCGACCAATTTTAGAGCGCTGCCACACTAAATAATTTTGGTACTCCTCTTCAACTTGCTTTTGTATAATCGATGCAACTGTAGCATTTTCTTGTGCAATCCAATATGTTGCAATGAAATCAAATTCAACTCGTTCAGGTGCATGAATTGAAACATGATCCGTTAAAGGGCGTATTTTTTTATCATTAATAATTTCTGCAACTTCATCTAATTCTACCTGTGAAGGTAAACGTCCATTTTTCATTAATAAGTAAACCGCTACACGCCCTTCTAGTGGAGAATGTGCATGAACATCTACAATATCTGCACTAGCCGACTTCACCCAATAAACATATGCAAGCTCAGGACCAGCAGTAGAAAAACTCTCCGGTGCTAATCGGATACGCTCTGCATATGCATCATCAGTTTCCTGGTCAGCTCCACCACTTGATACCGTCGTATTTTGTACAGACTTCACATAAGCTTTCGGTCGAACTAAAGATGAAATTTCACCTACTAAATAATCGTTCCCAAGCTCACCAAATTCAGTGCATGTCGCAGCTACTGCACCGATTGATTGACCAGATGGAATAATCAAGACTTCATCGGTTGCAAAATGCACATCACCAACACTTATTAATTCGCCCGCATCAATTGTAAAGGCTTCATCTGGACGGTCATCTTCTAAGTCAAAAGCCATTATCGTTGTAGCTGCCTTTGCCTCGATACGTTCTGTCGACATTTCAAGCCCCATATGCTCCAAAGAAATGTCTTCTGCATAGGCAAGTCGATTTTGACGTAATGCGTGCTCCATACGATTCCGCTCTACCGAAACAAACGCTGCTAATGATTGTAAAAACTTTCGTCGTGGATCTGCACGCATGAGCGTTAGACCTGTTTTTTCGGTTACATGTAATAGCATTTCTGATTCGATTAGTTCAGGTGCTTTTTCCAAAAAATCAATATCTGGTAAATTAAAGCGATTCGACATCTACACTCACCCTCACTCTTGGCCGTAATTTCCCTTGCAAAACTTCTGATTTTTCAAAAGTAACATTTTCGATAATTGCCCGTGGCTCAAATTTTCGAATTGCGTCCGTCACCTCGTATATATACTTAGCTTTACGTATGTTAATAGGGTCATCAATGTTTGTATTCCATCCAAATTCACGATCTAACGGACAACTCATTAAAGGGGTAGACATAATAAAAGCAACGTTCTGTAGTACCTCTTCTACGCCCGTTGCTCCAAAGTTAATATTCTCCATCGGTGAAACCTCATAATTCATTTAGACGCCCCCTTAAATGATGAGTAAGCCGAATTGGCAGAAATATATTTCCCTCCACCTAGCTTGTACCAACCGTTTTCAATGCCATAAACATCTAATTCATCTCCGTTCATAGCATAGCCAAGGACCTTATTTTTGGCACCTGGACCACTGCGTATATGCACTGATTTCACTTTAATTTTCATCTTACCAGTTGGCTTTTTAGCATCTGATTTGGCTGTGTTTTTCTTTACTGAAGACGTCATTGGTTTGTTATTGCTAACTTTATCTTCAACGTATTCGAGTAGATCCAACTGTACTTCGATTTCAAGAACGTTACCATAATTATCTACACGTTTATGCGTTTCCTCAGCTCGTTTTATAACAAAACTATTTGTTGTAACAGGATTGCCGCCACGTATAAATAAATCTCGTTTTCCCCTTTGAGCGTACTCACGAATTTTTTTCATTTCCGCTTCAGGATTTACCCCAAGTTCTGCTTTCAATAGAACCTTAATTTTAATCGGGTCTATTCCCTCACCTTCAAATTCTAAACGTGGCTTTAACCTTTGAACTTTATGCTCAACGTATCTCGGCTCTGTCGTACGAGTAAAACCATCATAGCTTAAGATTTTATCTGTTGTTATCTCAAATACGATTGGACCAAAGCTGCCGATTTTCGCCATTATTATCACCCACCACTAATAACATTAGATACAAATTCTTGAGCTTCCATAATTAATTTCCCTTTACAATGAACGCGCATTTCCTGTAGCTCCGTATCATGCTCGATATAACTACCATCTTTAAAACGCACGTAATGCTTATTGGCATCTTTTACAGGTGGCTCAGTCTCATCACTATAAATGCACCCCATTACATAGCCATCCGATTTCGCTTTATCTGGCCACATACATAAGACATGTTCTTCAATAGATGGCATGGAATAAAATTGATTTTTTAAAGTACCGGGGAAACAAACTTTTAATTCAGCGGATAGGACTCCATCGTTTGCCTGTCGTTCAACACGTACGGTACCGCGCTCTGGGTAGACATTTTTAACAATCCCCTCTTCCATTTTCATTAATATCCCTCCAAACATTTGCGTAATTGTAATGTAATATCAAACGGGCCATACGCTACTTGAGTGACAATATACTTGCCACTTAATTTACCGAACATTTTCAAATCGAACGTCATGCCTGCATCGATATGAATAAGGCTATAAACCTTCAACGTAAATTTAGTAGCTTCCTTATTTTTTTCACGTAGTTTCTTCTTTGCTAGTTTCTGCGCTTCTGCTTTTGATTTAACTTCCTGCTTAATGACGAGTGTTCTACCAACTTTTGGAGCTTTCGGTGCGACAAATGTAGCTGAAATATTTTTCTTCTTTTTGGCTTCATGGTGCTGCACACGGCAATCACGATAGGTATCAGTGAGCGTTGTGGTAAAGCTACGATCAATAATTTTGATTAAATCAGTTTCTTGAGGAACCCTATTAATATGCGTAACGGTCGCTTTATCTTCATAATCCTTTTCATCTAATACAACGATGGAATTACTGTTGATTTTTAAGCAAAGCCCTTCTTCATTACATAGTGAATAGATAAACGCTAAATCGGTTTGATTGTCTTGCTCGTAACGGTCCTTCTTTGGATTTTCGGATGCTTGCCAAATAAGTTTCATCCCGTGCTTACCTGCAATCTCTCGAATAACCGTTTTTAAATATGTTTTTTCCCACGCTTTACACTTTTCTTCTTTACGCAATGATGATTTTTCCGAAGTAGCCAATGCCTTAATCGTTATGACAGAATCTTTACCAGATAGTTCATCAATTTCAAAAGTGCCTAATTTAGTTGCTTGCGGGTATTTCTCCCACTGATCACGTTTTAATGTAGCAACAATAGTTGACCCCTTTGTAGGAAACCAACTGGTGAGCCATAAAGCATCTCTATCCTCCAGCGTTAAACTCAAATCATCAATAGCACCACTTAAATTATCAGTAAACTTCCAATCAAGTAAAAACTCATAAAGTTGCTCTGTAATATTGGAACTGTTGTAAACCGTATTAAGTAATGTCCTTTTGGCAAACTTGGTCATGAATCTTCATCTCCTAGCCATGCAGGACGAGCCGTGTAATTTGTTGTGTCAACATCAGGGACTTGCAAGTTAATACCACCATCAAATACATGGACATGTCGATATTTTGGATTTTCTTCAAGCAAAAGGGGCAGCAAATATTCGCTACCCCACAATCTATATGCAATTAAGTCCCAAGTATCGCCTTGGATTGTTGTATAGCTACTCATATGCTAACCTCTTTTCCTTGCCAGCATTGCTACCGTTACTATCAATCTGCATATTGTTAATACGCTGTTCTAAATTACTAAGTGCTGCAACCACTCGTTGTGCTGCGGGCTGAATACCCTGTAATGCAACAATCCACCCAGATGCCTGACCAATATAACTCGTTAAAATTGACATATTATTCGTTAATAACGTTGTTTGACTTTGTAATGCTGTAAAGTTTGTCTGTGTTTCAGTAGCAGCTGTACCAAAATATGTGTTTAATGACGTTACATTGGCATTTAAAGTAGCAAAGCTTTGATTAATAGCCGTTGCACCATTAGCTGGAGCAGACTCGGAAATTGGCGCCGTGGTTGGTCTTGGTTCTGGTGTTTCCGCAACAGCTGCCTGTTCTTTTTTACCGAACATCCCCCCAACAAATGTACCAATAGAAGAGCCACCAATCGCCCCCGCAATACCGCCTAAAGCGCCACCAATTGCTGTGCCGATTCCAGGTGCAATTACTGTACCAATCGCCGCGCCCACTTTTGCACCACCTAAACCACCCGCTATACTACCTGCTGCCTCACCTGTTGCTTCCGCCTTGTTATCAGATGAGATTATACCTGCAACACCTGCAAGCGCTGTAATTGGCAATACCGCCTTACTCGCAACCTTTCCGATTCCAGATAAGATTCGACTGCTAGTGCTAGGTGTACTAGTAACACTTGTTGTTGGCACGGTACTAGCAGGTCTATTAACGCTAGGGTTTCGATTAGGAACAACTGGTGTAGTATTAGGTGCTGGTGTACTACCTGTACTACCCGTTGTAGCCGGAACAATTGTTGACGCAGCATTTCCACCTGCACTTTGAGCACCACGCCCTACCATTCCTCTACCTTTACCAACAGCCCACTTACCTGCAGCAAGACCACCAGATAAAAGTAATCCTCCACTTAATGAGTTTGCCGCTGCTCCCATTGCTAATGCACCTGCAAAGTTACCTTCCATCAGTTCTCCAACTGCACTTTTTGCAGTGGTAGTAAACGCTGTTAGCCATGCTTTCCCTGCAATTGTCCCAACTTCCGTAAAGATTCTTTGCATAGCCTCACCGCCGCTACCGCCTAGCCATTCTTCAATTTTCGCCACGGTTTCGTCCAACATGTAAGATACTTTATCTCCCGTATCCATACCTTGGAATAGATTATATTTAGCTAAATCTGATTGATATTTTTCCATTGCGGCAGCTGCATAGTCTGGATCAAAATTAGGTTCGATTTTTGGCATAACTGGCTCTGTCATTGCAAATGGTGCTGTAATATCTGACATGACTTGAGCAACAGAATTCCCCATATTTTCAATGGCACCCATATTATTTTCAACAATGGCCGCAATACCATTCATCGTATCTTGCAGAACGGGTAAAATCGGTGTAGCAAATGCTATTTTTGCTGACTCTGTAGCTCCAAGCATTTGCTCCTTTGCACCAGCGTAGTTATCCATCATTATTTTGGACGCTTCCGCTGCTGCACCACCCGAATTTTCTAAAGCAGCAGTCATTTTGTCTAATTCTTTAGGACCTGCTTTGATTAAAGATAAAAATGCAGAAGTTGCTTCAGTACCCACCAATTTGGATATTGTTGCAACTTTCTCTGATTCATTCAATCCGCTCATAGATTCATCTAGCTCACCAACAACACCACTTAAAGAAAGAAATTTCCCTTCTTTGTCATAAAGGGAAATACCAAGCTTATCCATAATTTTTTGTTGAGCTTTTGCCGGATTATTTAAAGCTAATATAGATGCACGTAATGCCGTACCCGCAGTTGAACCATCAATTCCGGCGTTCGTAATAATTGCGGCAGCTGCAGCCGTTTCTTCTAGTTGTATCCCTAATGCAGCCGCTGGAGCACCTGCATATTTAAACGCATATGCCATGTCCTCGACACCCGCTGCGGATACATTGGCTGCCATTGCTAAAACGTCAGAAACTCTCGATGCTTCTTCTGCTTTCAGTGACCAAATACTTAACGCACTGGAAACTGTTGTTGAAACAAGTGATAAATCTTCACCAGATGCCTCTGCACCCGCAATAATACCTGGCATTGCTGCAATAATACTATTAACATTCATACCACCTGCAGCAAGTTCATCCATTGCTAATGCGGCTGATGATGCTGATAAACTTGTGGACGCACCTAACTCTAATGCTGTTTGTCTTAATGCATCCATCTCTTGAGCAGTACCTTGCGTTTTAGCTTGTACTTTAGATAACTGTACTTCAAAATCTGCCGCTACATTAATCGCATCAAAAGTTGTAGCTACTGCCGCTGTTGCAGCACCAATCGCCACGATAGACGCAACAGCTTTCGTAGTATTCCAACCTTTAGTAACTGTATCTTTAAAGGCTGTAAAACGTTTCTGTCTTGATTCAAGATTTTCTAACTCACGTGTTAGGCGCCTTGTTTCTTCTGTATATTGAGATTGGTGTATTCGACCGCTACGAAAATCTGTCCCTAAACGATCAAGTTCACGCTGCACCGCCCGTGATTCCTCTCGTAAATCGGACATGCCTGTTCGAGCTGATCTAAATGCATTCGTAAATGAGCTACCAATAGCGCCATTAATTTCGACAGTCGTTTCGAATGTTCTAGACACTATTCATCCTCTCCTTCACTTTGCTGCATAGCCTCACTCCATAGCTGAAGCTCTTGGAAAGACATATTCAGCCAATGGGATAAAGGGGTAAATGTATTAGATGAAATAGTTAGGAAAGTTTTCCGGAGCAGTTTAGCCCCGGCGTTACTTCCTACCATCCGATGAAAAAATTTCGTGTACGGAACGTCACTTCCATAAAATCACCTGCATGTAGCGTTCTTAAATCTTCCGTTAACATTCCTGCTGCACGAGAAGCTAATTTTAAAATTGCTTGTTGATTCCAAATGTTATCGAATCCTGTTGGGAAACCTTCCTCACGTAATTCTTTATCAACTTTCAAAACTGTGTCCCCTGTTAACTTAGAGAAATCCAGTTTAATTGAAGATAAAAGCACCCCGTTAATTTCAACAGGATGCTTAATTGGTACGATAGATTCGTATACTTTCTCTTTTTTCAATTCCTTTTCATTACCGTCTAGAACCTCATCATTATCTACTTTCATCATTGTTCCCTCCTAATTTTATAAACCTAATGCTTCACGTAATTTTTGTGTGTAATCAACTCCATCTACACGGTAAATATAGTTAATTTTGTCGACTTCAATTAGTACTTGCCCATCGCATTCAAGCTTTAGATGCAAGATTTCAATTTCTGTGCTGCCGTCATACGGGCTCCCTTTTTGAGCTTTCCCTAAATCATTTTTAGTGGGAATACCACGCACATAGAGACGATTCGCAGTAAAAAGATGTTTACCTTGCTGCTCATTGTATTCTTGATTGGCTAATCGGCAATCGATTTCCATTGCTTCAGGGCGGAAAAAAGCAAGTAACTCTTTACTTGTTACTCGCCAGTTTAATACTAATTTTAATGATCCTAAATGTCCGAATGCAGGAGATTCATATTCTCCTAAAATGCCTGCCCCATTAATTGATTCTGTCAATGGCTCTAAACTTGGTAGTTGAATATCGGAAATCCCTTTATAATCAGGATTACCGGGCTCATAGACACGGAAGTCATTTAACTTTTCTGGAATAATTGTTGTCAATTCGCTCTACCTCCTAATTAAAATAATGAATTGTAATATGATGGGTCAAATTCAAGTAAGTTTTCAATGTCTTGTGCTGGCACTGGTTCAGCAACAAAATAACGTAAGCGTAATTTACCTGCTAATAAACTTGTCGTTGGATTATCCGATTTGCGGAATACCACACGGCCACCTAGCACAACATTCCGATTATGCAATCCATTAAACCAATTGTTCATTGTATCAATAATGTTATCAATCAAGCTGCGATTAACAGGCTTATCAACTTTGCTCCAAGTAGTTAAAATAATGGAATTTGCAATCCAGTTATGTGTAATACGCACAGGAATAAACATATCTTTTACGTCCGTATTTGTAGGGAACGCACCCGTGCAGTTACCCCATAAGACCCAACCACCCATAAAGTTTAATGCTGAAACAATACCCTGCGAATTTAGTAACTCTGCTTGATCAGGACCTAAATCCACTTTTGTACCATCTTTTAAAACCATCTTGTTCATCGATAGATTTTTGTTTGATGGAGATTCAAATGGATAACCACCGTTTGATTCCGCTACTTTCATAACAGAGCATGCAGCTTGGGTAGACATATGATAGATTTTGTCATCCATAGCAATCATTGGCCAACAAGGTGCTTCGTTTGTGCCAACATAATTGTTTTGATTTTTCCATTCATTCGCTTTTTGATAATGATTAGCTACCGTCGTATCAATATCGTTCCATACAAATGCACGAAAATAACTATTTACGGCGGATGCTTTTGCTTTCATAACAGCTGCAACACCTGGTAATGTTGAAAATTTCGGCGCTAATACTTGTGCTGGTACTAAACGGAATTTCGGGAAGATTGCGTTTAGTAACTCCAACCCTTTACGCTTTCCAGATTCAATATTATAACCACCAATAATGTCATCACCGTCGATAACTTCTGGCGTTAATTTTTCGAATTCAATATGCAGAGATTCAACCGTAGTATTTGTAATTAACGCAATAACTAATTTTTCCTCTTCATTATAAGAAAGGATATAGTCGATATCTTTCACCAAATTTTCAGGCGCTGAATCGGTTAATTTCACAACCACTGAATCTTTCAAGATACCTTCTTTAGTTACAATTGCTTTCCCTTTTGTTACTGCAACCACTTCATTACCAGATGTTTTATGCACTGCTGGGTCAAGTACGTTTACAAAAACAATTGGTGCCACGTTAAATTGTCTAAATGCAGCATCCATCATTTCACATAAAGTGTACTTTTCCCAATCGTCAGAATAACCTAATGCAGTTACTGCCTCTTCCCATGAGTAAGCAATGAAGGGCTCATTAACATATTCAGTTGTAGCTGCCAAGTGAATAGGCGCCGTCCCGAAAACAACAGGTAATGTTGATGATGCTTCTACTGGAACCGAAATAGATGTTGGAATTTCGGTTACGCGTGATCCATGTCGAAACATACTTATTTCACCTCACTAAAATATTCTTCTACTTTTTTATAAAACATGGATTGAACAGAATTTCTATCTGCAAATAGTAGTTGGAATTTCGTTAATTCTGCCGGATTAATGAAAAGTGTTTTTAAAGCTGGGCACTTTTCGAAATGTTCTTCAGCAAATATAGGTATACCACCTTCATAAATTGTGAATTTGGGTAACGTTTTTGTAGGTGGACCAACATACATGAATTTTTGTTGAGGTGATTTTGCCTCAATTACCTCTTGAATTTTTTCGCCAACTGTTTTTGCACTCAACTTTGTTACAGCATCTTCTAATTTAGTAGAAGCCATTGTTCATCAACTCCTTATTTTTTGTTTGAATTTGTGGCATTTCAAATTCTACTTCCATCACACCATGCCACATAGGTTTTGATTGATTTTCAAAAAGTGCCGTACTTACTTTTCCAGTTAGCATAGCTGAACCAATTGCTTGTTCTTCACGGAGCTTTGTTTTTATACGAATCATTAAGCCCATTGTGTCTCTCCAACCGTGCTGTTCATCCTGACTGTACGTACCAACAACTATTTTAAAGGCGATATTATTTTGCTTGTAAATTTCGTCTTCATCACCCAAATAACGCACAATAATAAAAGGATAATCCTCTTGCTCTGGATCATCCTCTCCCCTTCGTGCATTCTTTTTTGCGGGTAAATATCCATCAAAAACAGTCGGTGGCTTCTCTGTTCCATCTTTAGTTGGCAATAAATAATCATTCATTGCGTTTTGTAAAAATGAAACAAGTCTATCTAATATACCAAGCGCATGCATTAAAATTCACCTCTCAATAAGCGATCAAGTTCATGATCTAAACGAGTATCTAAAACATCTTGAATACGCGATTGAATGTCGTCTACAACCTCATCTTTGCCCAGCATTTGAGCTACTGATGGACCAAATCGCCCTTTAATCGGCAAACGCTCACGTCCAACGCGTGTGAAAACATTTGTATGTCCATTACTAGTGCGGCCAATAAAGCCACTTTCGATGGGCTTTCTGCTACCATTTTTAACACGGGCTCTTACCTGTGCTGAATTAGGTGAGGAAGGTGTTACATCGAATTTCATTAACGGCATAACTGGACCACTTGCACGTAACTGTGAAGATAAAGCATTTGCAGTAGCTTTTCTAATTTTCACATGCTTTTTGATATCTCCAGCCTTAATGTAGTATTCCTTACGAATATTTACACTTGCCCTGGTTTGTCCCGCAATGGCAGCACGATTTATCGCACGCGACAATACAATATTTGCTTGTCTGGGCGTAGCATCAAACATCGCTTCAATTTGTTCAGCATGGGTAATTTGGATTCGTGCCATTTTGAATCACCTAGCTTTCGTTAGCAGAAATAACAATGCGAATTACACCTTTTTCATCTCCGGCTTCTTCCACGTAGTATTCATGGTCATCAAGAACGATGACACTGTCAACTTTAGGTATATAAAAATCAGCTGCTTTAACATAAATCGTTTTATACTGTTTGAAAACTTCTTGAGATGCATATGACTGATCTCTAGACATTCCTGTCCGCTTATCATTCGATTGGTTATCACTAATAATTAATGGAACAAATTTCCCTTCAAGTTCATGCTCCGTAGCCATTTCATCTAAATCAAAAAAAACGTCCAAATCCTCCGCAATGAAGTCTTTAAACGTTTTCTTATTGTTGTCCATCAACGGTACCTGTTTCATCATCTTCAAGAAGATCATCGGCTTTTCCTTGATTAATAATGGCAGCAATTACATCTGGTTTACGTGTAACATCTGTTAGATCAACACCAACCTCAAGTGCAGCCCGTTTCAAATCCTCTGCATTGTATAAGTCATCTAATTCCTTTCTAAACTCTTCAAATTGATCTGGTGGAATAGTGAAGGCTTGACCAGATACTTGCTGTTGTTGAAGTTCTTCTTCTGGGCTAATAATGTATTCCGCTGACTTTAATGTAACAAGGCGCTTTTCCTCACTAGCTGTTAAGCCATCGAGAATAGCGCCTTTCTTGTATTGTTTACCGTTATGACGAATTGGATGTTTTGCTCTAATCATGTAATTTCCCTCCTAAAGTACTTTTGCTACGAACCAACCATTAATTTCTTTCGGAATTGGCAATGGTTTGGCACTCATTTGCACCATTTTACGAGCAGGGTTTTTTTCAGTCCACGAATCTGGTACTCGCTCCGCTTCAAATGTAACAAAATCATCATCCTTAGTGATTGTGATTGCTGCATATCCCATTGAGAAATCTGTTTCAGAAGACAATAATGCAAGTGAACCTGAAGGGACTAATGGTTTTGCAACTTGATCCACCTCATCATAATAATGAGCATTATACGAATATAAATAGCCTACTTCCGCTAAGTATCCAATATACGTAGCGCCCTGTGGTAGCTCGCTGATTGCAATTTGTCCAATGCTCACATTACGAATATTGAGCAATTCTTTAATTTCCTTATCCTTTAATAGCTCGTCCGCCACATCAGCAGCCATAACAACAGAATCAGTGTTCACAAAACCTGTTTCCTGTACGATTCGGCGCCATTTTTTCAAATCATCTAACTTTTTAGATGTTGAAGATGACCATACATCTGCACCAGATAACGTTTCACGATTTTTGTGCCCAAAAATAATAACGTGATCAATACCATCGCCTTTTACTTCGATTTCACCCTCAAAAATTGCTTGTGCACACATTAATTCTTCACGGCGTGTAATCATTTCATCTAAATCTTGCATATCCTTCACAAGCTTTTCTGCTGCACGCTCGTCTGGAGTGCGAGATGAGTAAATATTTTCGCCCATTGCGCGCTTTTGAATATCAGCAGCGGTTGTTACTTTTAATGGTGATACTAATGGTGGTGTAAAGGTTTTAGTAGCAAAACCACTATTTTCTACAACTTTCCCACCAATTTTTTCACTAACATAAGGAGCTACTTTTAATCCGCCAATTTTAATATCCACCTCTACAGTTGCATTTGGTGAAAATTCTTTACTTCCAAAAAATTTATCACGTAAAAACGTTGTAGCTTTTGGCATACGCTCCGAAAATTTAAACATTGTACGTGGATCAAATAAATTTACAGCCATTGCTTATTCCTCCCCCTGTGTCACCGCTGCGATTGTTTCGCGCAATGTAATTCCAATATTACTTAGTGCTTTTTTATAGGCGATTGTATTTTCGACCTCTGGTAAAATAATTTTGCGGGCGTTAAATTCACCGCGCTTATAGCAAACAGCCGCTTTTGTTTCACCTGCAGCTGTTGCAATAGCATCCGCCATAATTCCATAAACATCTGTCGCGACACTTGCATCTGTCATTGCAATTGCTTGACCAGTAGCATTCAATGCAATCACTTGGCCAACCGATAATTCTTGTTCAGCGGCAACCGTAACGGGCTCAGTTACTACATTATCCTGAAAACCCGCTAATAAATTTTCATGCTCTAATACTCGCATAATTATTTCCCTCCTGTTCCAAACATTTTATTTACCAGGTTATCTACTTCGATATCTTTGTTATTATTTGCTGGAGCTTCACCTGCATCTAATTGATTTAATGGTGCTGCGTCTGTAATACGATTTTGAATTTGTGTTTGAGTTTGATCTTTTTGTGCTTTTAACACTTCTACAGCAAATTTCTCCGCAGTGATACCCGATTCAAATTTAGCTTTGTTCGCTAATTCTTCCATGCCGGGTGGTGTAATATTATCGATTTCCTGTACACGTTTGCGTTCGGCCGTAATTGCCTCTTTCCCCGCATCATTTTTAATTTGTTCAACTAGATTAGGGTGCTTTGCGTTTAATTCGTTTAAATCCATAATTTCCGAATCTCCTTTCGCTTCCGGCTTTTGTTCCGGTTCTTTCGGAATGCCTGTCGAAGCACTGTTTTTCACTAAAATATTTGGATCATTTGCTAAAAGATTTCGCATTTTATCGATTACTTCCTTTGGCAACAATCCATTGGCATTTACATCTGTATCTGATGCAGTAATAGGAATTTCATCAGCAAACATAATTTCATCAACAAAGCCATGCTCTAACGCTTGCTGGGCATTCATCCATGTTTCTGCATCCATCATTTGCTTTAATTCCTCTTCAGATTTCCCTGTTTTTGCAACATAAGTTTGCATAATGGCTTCGTTCGTCTGGATAAGGAGCTGTTTCATTGATTCCATTTCACGGTAATCTCCTTGCGCTACTACTGAAGCATTATGAATCATGACTGCTCCAACAGGGGCAATTACAGTTCGTTTTGTGGCTAAAGCAGGCATTGAAGCCGCACTAGCACATACACCTGTAATTTCTGCAACAGAATCACCTGGGAACTTCTTGATATGAGCATAGATTTCTGATGCTGCATAAACAGAACCGCCCGGGCTGTTAATATTCACGATTAATTCTTTATCATGATTTGCTGTAGCCCGTTCAATTTGTTGCATAATTCTTTTCGGACTTACGGCAGGAATACCGTACCAATCGTAGACCCATTGTTCACCATCTGGAACGATTGCTCCGCGTATATCAATCTTTGCCATCTTCTTCGTTCACCTCCTCTCCCATAGCTTTCATGATTTCTAAGAAGGCTAAATCTAGTCCAGCTGCGCGTCTTGCTTCTTCTTCTCGAACACGCTGTGCATGATTCCGCCAGTAGTCACCGCCTGTTAATTCCACAGTTTCTTTCGCTCGCGTACTATAACCAGCCTCTACACGTTTGATTGCCGCATTCACTTCTTTCAATGGGTCAAGCTGTCCTTGTGATGGACCATTCCATTCAGCCTGCGAGTATGCTTTTCGGATTAAAGGATCATCTAAAAAAGCTGGAGCATGAATACGACCAATTAAAATAGCCTCTGTTAGCCATTCTTCATAAATAGGCTGACAGAAGCGCTTTGCCATAAATGTACGGCGCATTTTAAACATTTTCCAAGCTTCTAGCAAAGCCGCGCGTGAAGCTGAATAACTTGAAGTAAAGTGTTTTACAAGCACTTCATATGGGATTTCTAAGGCTGCCCCCATCTGTCGCATAATTGCTGTAACGAATGGATCAAATGATGTGTTATTTCGTGCTGGGTTAGATGTATTCGCTGTTTCACCAGGTGCAAGTGCAATAACTGAACCAGGTGCGAGTTCAACCGTTGTTTCGTCTGCTTGGTCAATTTGGTCCTCTTCCGCGATACCCTCTCCAATTGGTGCACCGCTGCCGTCATCATCTGTGGTTGATTGAATGAAAACTGTCATTAGTGATGATACAAGTGCAGCTGTTAACTCCGCCTCACTATAGCGGTCTAATTGCTTCAAGCTTTCGATAACCGGAGACAACAAAGGAACACCGCGCCGTTGATCGGGACGCTCGGATTCCATTAAATGCAGTAAATTTTGGCGACCTGACTCTTTCCCAAACTTCTCAACACGAACCCATCCTTTTTTGCCACCGGCACTTGATAAAGGATGCATATTACTAATATGATAGGCAACAACTTCACCGTAGTTCCCAAGTTCGACACCACTTAAAATATTGCTTGGCGCACCAGAAGGACTGGAAACACGGTCACTTTCAATAAGTTGTACTCGTAATCCATACCAATGTTCCATATGATTTCGGTAAGGCAAGGCAACAAATGTTTCGCCACTTGCTAAAAACGAGAGGAAGGCTATTTGCTGGAGCTCATAAAAATTATGCATTTGAAGCGCATCTGCCATTAGTGAATCTGCCCATAAAGTAAATTCTCGTTCGACTTGTGTTTCCCATACATCTGCCTCATCTTCTGACAAACCTAAAAATTCGTAGTCGATTTGGCTATTAAGTACAAGCCCATAGCCAACTGCATTAGTACGAATGGTTTTTAATGCGCCTGTTGCTAAAGGTGTGTTCATATAAAGATCACGTGAACGCTGTCTTAATGTGTCTAAATTTTCGTCAATATCTTCTTTAGTAGAACCACCGCGGAACAACCAACCGCGCATTGATTTCTTTTGCTTACTCGCCCCGCTGTTCGAATAGCCTGTGTTTAATATTTCTAGCTGACGACGAGCCGCCTGTCGCTTTACCGCTCGAACAGGATTCACAACGGCTATCGCTCGGTCAATCACGTTCATTTGCACCTACCCCCTTTCTATAAATCTCTCGGAACAATTCGAATCGTTCTGCGTCGACTACGCCCATTTGCAGCTAATCCTGCTTTCGCTAATTCATTTTGCCAAAACTTAATTTGTTCACGGACCTGAGCCAAATTTGCTCGGTCAAGGCGTCGATTATCAATTGAATAACTCTGTCCGGATGCAATAGCTTCCTCTGCTTTTAACCAAATGGCAAGGCGCTCATTACATTGTGCAACTGTAAAAGCCATACACTACACTCCTTTCGATAAAACGCCCCTACGACGTTTTTTCCTTCGTTTAGTCGCTTGATTAAATATATTTCCGGTCAAATTATTCTCTGCCAAATAATTAAGGTCAGGGTTTAATATCCGGAATGCTGCCATCGCATAGTTTCGTAAATCTAGTGGTTCATTTCGTATATTCGAGCTACGTTTTACCCAATCATGTTTGGGCTGACCGCCAATCCAGCGAACACGCTTATACTCACCCGTCAAACCAACAAAATAAGCCTCGTCATAACCTTTCTCCTGCTCAACAGGGAAAAAGCAATAACCAGGCTTATCTTCAAATTCATTTCTTAAATTGGCATAAATCGTGTCTTTGCCCTCATTAACGCCCAATGTAAATAAATGCACATTCTGACGACCAACCTTTGATGGCTTATTAATGAAAGGAACACCATTGCCTCCCCTACCTTTAATAGCAAATACACGACGATGCTCTCGTTCCTTACAAAAATCGTATACTTCGCTCGTAAAGTGACCACCAGAGTCCACACAAACAGAAGATATGATTAAGCGCACACCGTCATTTCGTATAAAATCCTTTTGTAAAAATGAATCTAACTGATTCCAAACTGCAGATTGCCCAGGGTCACCATAGAAAACTTTATAGCTAATTCCCCATGTAACATCATTCAAACCCCATCCGACAGCCTCGACTTCTAAACGGTCGTCTTGCACATCAACACCTGCAGTCAAAACAAGCGCGTTTAAAGGAACTTCGCATTCGTATCGAATACGCCTCGAAATTAACTTTTCATGCTGCTGATCATCATCGCGTTCCTCAAATGATTCTCCAAGCGTCGTATTAACCCACGTTTTTAGCGTTTCAAGCCCTTTCGCTTTTGCTTTCCTAAATTCTTCAATGATTTTCGACCACTTTTCCCAAGGAGAAGCGAGTGCATTCAAATGGAACCCCCGTTTTTTCCGTTCTGGATGACGAGCTATCCACATACCGGGGCGCGCTTTCCATTCTGTTTCTGCATGTTGCTCCTTACAGCTCACACATTCCATCGTCACATTTTCAAATCGAATTTGTGGCCAACTATAAGGTTGAAATTGTCCGCAACATGGACAGGACACGCACCATTGCTCCATCGTACTCTCTTCATATTCTGATTCGATACGTGAAGCTCCTTTTATTGTAGGAGTGGAAACGGCTATCCATTTGTAATTCCAGAACGTTTTTGTACGTTTTTGGGCTAAGTTTAATGGATCGCCCTCAGTACCAGCTGAAACCGGGAAACGGTCTACCTCATCGGCAAGTATGATTCGAACTGGACGCGAAGCTAATGAAGCTGGCGAGTTTGCACCGACCATCGTCAAATGTCCACCAGGGAACTTCTTTTGCAAAATCGTGTTGTTACCGTCCTTCGCTTTTGGGTCGTTCACCTTCTTGGACAAGTTAGGTGTGTCCCTAATCATTGCTGCAATACGGTCCTTCGAATAAGCCTCCGCCATTTCTAAAGTTGGTTGCATTAATAACATAGGAGAAGGATCATAATCGATGTGATAACCAATGATATTATTTAATATTTCCGACTTACCAACCTGCGCTGAAGACATTACAACAATTTCATCAGTTTCAGGGTCATTTACCGCATCCATAATTTCACGTTGGTATGGAGCTCGGTCTGTATTCCATTTACCATGCTCTGCAGACGATTCTTTCGATAGTACTCGATGCGTATCAGCCCATTCTGAAACTGTTAACTTAGGAGGTGGTGCAACTAATGAAGCAATCCTACTGAGTAGACGCGTCGTTTGTTTCTGTACCATCATTCTCACCTACAATTTCGATATCGTCTTCTGGGTCCTCAGCAAAGAACATAGAAGGATCGTACTCAGATAATTCTTTTAGCGCCTGATGGATATCCTTCTCCAGAAGAACTTCTATTTGGTTAGCATCATCTATAGTCGTTAACTGCAAAGCAACCTTCGACGGCATCGACAACATTTTCGAACGAAACGCCATCACCATATGATTGAGTACATTCTCAACCTCACCAGACTTATGCATCTCTTTCTTAATATGTGCCAGCTCAATCTCTGCTTTCTCACGCTTTGCCTTTTCGTGCAGCCACTTTTCATATTCGAGTGACTCCTCAACAGCCGCGCCATCCAATCCATCAGACGCCATCTTTAAAAAGGTAATGTATCGGCTAACTGAGTCAATCAAATCGTAGCGACCATGACCAACTCGACCAATGATATCCTCAGCAACTAAGTTCCGCACATTGCGCTCAGTCATATTAAACATCTTTGATAGCGTCTTTGTATTTACAATTGTCCGCTCGTCTACTTTCGTTTTGACAGTCTCCAATTTTCTCACCTCATTCGCTAACAATAATTTCGTTTTCCGCTTTAGGACGGAAGGAACACTCTTTTTTCAGTTATATCTAGACCGTTTCTGGGCCTCGCGAGACCCGCAGGCTCTTTAAAAGTCCCCAGGAGGACCCAAATATATTATTCTAGGCAAACAAAAAGACGACGCAGCATGTGCCGCATCGCCTATCGTTATGTTGTTCGCTGTTTATTACATACTACTATCTTAACATGGTGAAACAGAAAAAGACTGCCAACTTTCTGCCACAATCCTGCCACGAATCCGCCATCCATTTCTTTACATTAATCAAATTCTTATCATCCAATATTTATCCACAGGCTTATTAACACTATCAACGACATTAACATATCTACTATTCTGTTAATCTCAATACACTCTTATAAACCTTGTCATATCAATACTTAACACCTTATATCATTTATGAGCTTTACAAGTTCTTATTGAGTAAATGTTATTCGTACATTAACGTGAGAAAGCGAATAAATTTCATAGCCATTTCCTAAAAACGATAAAATAAAAGCATCCCGTATTTTCACGAGATGCTTCATAAATATTGATATTTAATTTTTGATTGCCCCATTTTATATCCTCAAATTATTTAGAGCGCTGTATGCTTCTTCTATCGCATCTTGATTCACGCCAATATATTTCAAAGTAATGTACTGGGAACTGTGGTTAAAAATATCCTGCAGCAACGCTACATCTTTGTCATTCTGATAAACCAGATAGCCAAACGTTTTACGTAGCGTATGTGTCCCAATCTCTTTCAGGTCACAATGATGTGCTGCCTCTCTTAAAATATCATATGCCCTCACCCGTGTAATCGGTCGATTCTTTCCTTGCCTCGACTTAAAAAGATAATCAGTTTTGTTCATGTCCGCGCAATAGTTATTAATAAGGCGTTGAAGTTTCGTTACAATGGGAACTCTTTTACGTACAGTGTGTTTCTTACTTCGCTGCTTTGCTTTTTTGGTCTTCTGCTCAATGATATAAAAATGTTCTTTACCAAATACATCTTGCACTTTCACAGACAAAATATCACTGATCCGCAATCCCGTGAATATACCAAAGCAAAACAATAATTCGTCCCGTTTATTTTTATTGGCCAAGAATGCACGTACTTCTGAAATCTTTTCTAAATCCCGTATCGGCTGAACGAAATTCATGAAGACTTCACCTCATCCTCATAAACCTCTACACGTAATGCCAACGCTAATTTATACAATGCTTGTGCTTTCATACGATAGAAAGTGCGCTCACTAATACAAAGTTCATCGGATATTTCATAATTAAACTTTGGTATTTCCTCCAAGAATACCATGATGATCAATTGACGTTCCTTTTTTGTTAATTTAAAGAAGCCATGATTGAAACGGGCAAAAAACTTTTCAGCTTGTTTGTAGTGCTCCACATTTTTAATTGCCGCGCTTTCTACTTTTGATTGTACACCGCCTCCAAATGATGGCATTTCCATTGTATATCTCGGTGTGATTGTTGGTAGTAATTCTTCTGGTGTTGTTAGCTGATACGTACGATATTGTCTTAGTACTTTTTCTATTGCTTTTTGCGTTTCTTTTCCATCAATATTTTTTAACATTTCCATGTATTCTCCACTCCTTATCGTCTGCGTATTGCACCATTTACTTTTTTGAATGTGTCCCTCCTCATCCCCATCAATTCCTCAATTTCACGTATGCTCAGTACTTCTTTTTTCTTTGGTGGAGGTTGGCGTCTTTTTGTCGCCACCTTCTTTTCCTTATCGCTTAACCCATGCCGTACCATTTCTGACCGTAACGTGCGCATCCTACTCACCCCTTTATGCCAAATTGGAATGTTACTTTCACTGGCCTTGCAGTAAAATAAAAAAAGAGGACAACAAAAGACGGCAGCTAATACTGCTATCAATCGTTGTCCTCCAGATGGCTGGTAGAACTACAGAATATTTCTCTATTATTTTCCTTCAATTAAATTGTCTAAAATAGAAATTATATTATTAATTCTTCTACCATCTTCCGTTAATCTCAGTAACAACCTATATACCAAAAAATATAGGATGAAAAAAAATGAAAGAACTATTATCAATTTAGAATAACCCTCAATTGTTATTAAACTAGAAAGAATCTCAATAAATTTCTCGTTATCTATTTTACCTTGCAAGTAACTTTTTATATTAGACAATTGACTTTTAATTCCTAATGCAACAAATGTTGTTACAATAAAACTACTAATTTTTTTTAGTAAACCTTTTTTAGTGCGATTTATTAAAAAAGTCCTGAATATTTTATAATTAATTACATCATTTTTTAATTTCTCTTCAAGGATCTCTTTCACTCTTATTAGATTCGATATTTCATTCTTATCTTCTGAGGCATCTTCACTTAAAAGACTTTTTAAGAATTTATTCGAAACCCTATCCTCAGCCAACCAATAATGCAAGTCATATTGATAATCGCCATTATTTTTATATAGGAATTTGTCGTTTAAATTAAAAAACCATTCTAGTACTAGCAAGAACAAAATAGTTAATAATATTGACCATATAAAAAAACTTAAGGCAAAAATAATTGCTCCGAACTCACCAAAAATAATAATTAATAGATTAATATATGGTGTACTAAAAATTATCAACATAGCTATAATTAATATAATTACACTAATAAAAAATTTAGTATACTTGTTATTTTTAATACTTTGGAAATTTATACTCATAATTTCAAAACTCCTCACCCTCGTCCCATCTAATTCTTTTCACCTGCCCTTGATGTGTGACGATTTTGGTTTCGGCAAATGCGGGAAGCTCGGCTACTTTGGCTTTACCTTGCGACAATATAATCACACAACTGTCAGGCAATTCCATTATATCAGCAATTAGCATCCCATCGACATTTATTTTCAGTTCTTGCATTCTCATCCTAACACCCCTCTGATATAATATTAATGACGCTATCAAAGGGTAGTTCTAAATCCAAGCTAACGGGTGCAACCGTTAGCTTTTTTTGATGGGTGAATGATAATTCCACTGATAAATTGATAACATTCTTCTAACGTCCTGAAAAGAAGGTGTTCGTCATCGTTTTCTACTTCAAAGTATTTTTCGGTTTTACGAATGACGTTGTGATCAATCTGAATTTCGCTATTGTTTTGGATTTTGCATATAGAATTGTACACTGGGTCTGTATTAAGCCCGATTACATGAAAGATATTAAGTTGATTCATATATTTGTTCCTTCCACCAAGTTTTATTAATACCATTTGCATGCTTGAATCTGTCTACATAGCCCTTTGTTTGACCACACGACAATGCCACCTGTGAATCTGTAAGCCCTCGTTTTTTTAAACCTATATACATTTGTATATTCAAGTCTTGTGGAGGTCCTGGCGCTTCAATTGGTTTAAATATTGGATCTTTATTTTTCCCGAATGGACTTTCCGCTGAATAATAAACCTGCTGCTGTAACTGCTTGCCCACTTCATAAATTTGCTTTTGAATTTCAACGCTCTCATTTCCATCTGTTATTTCTGAGAGTTGTGCTTCCAAAATATCTAAACGTTCCAACAGCTCGATACGTTTCTGCTTGATGGCTTTACGAATTTTCCTTTTCTGTTGACCTGTCATAGACACACCACCTAAAAAAATTTGTTTGGTATTAATTTATTGCTATAATAAACCTGTATAGTTTTGCTGACTGAGGAGGTTACGGGCTTCGGTCTTTTTTTGTGCCTATTTTTGTTCAAGATCCGTAGTCATTAATAATTTCACAAGCTGCTCCACAGATGAAGAACGATAAGCTGTCATCGCATAAGTGTGAACTTTGCTTGAATGGTTGTAGCCATATTTAGATAAATAATCCTTTGCATCTTTTTTGGTAAGGAACATTGTGTCTGGAACAATATAAGATTCTTCCCTGCATGGAACTGAATTAAAAAATCCGTCATCATTTAGTTTCTCTTCTACGCGCTCCCACAAATCATCGAATGATGTAATCGCTGAATCTATCATTTCTTTCAACTCTATAAATTGATCATCTTCTAAATCCTCTAAGTAGTGATCACTTAGAAATTCTTTTAACTCTTCAACTGTTTTAAATTCCGTGTGATCACCATCGTTATGAAAGTATGACGTAAACGTAGCATTGTAATCTTCATGTGCTGGTACTGTACGATAATCCATGAGCGTCCAAAATCTTGGTCCTGCTTGGCAATCGTTATCATTTTTCTCTTCATACTGCATTTGCGCTTGTAACTTTTTTAAAAACTGGAGTTGTTCTGTTGTCATTTCTCCATCTCCTTTACTACGTATTTTTGACAAATTGTTCAGTAACTATTTTTAATCTCTTTTTTTATTAACCTGATAGCTATATTTGCCGTATCACTAATATCAACTTTACTATAGCAACGTATTTCGTCAGTGTCACAAAGCGGTATTCTTAATTCGATATTCGTTTGTTCATAGGTTTTGTAATTAGCTGTTTTCTTTCCACATACTACACATTTTTTGCTTTCTGTACTTGATAAATGACCTACTTGCATTCATATTCCACCTTTCTTTACTGCACATTTTCTTTCTTGTAATTAACAAAATGCTTAGTACCTTTTAACAAATTAATTGCAATTGCTCCTCTGACTGCATTGCATATTCACCCGAAAGAATAACTTCAAAAATTGCTTCTAGCACGCATACGGCGATACTATTACCAGCTAATGCATAAAGTGTTGCACTACGTTGATGCTGCTTGATTGGAAATACATCTAGCATTAAATCAAAATCCTCATCATCGAAATCCATCAACCTCCACCATTCACGTTCAGTTGGATATCTATAACGACCATCCTTCATTTTGAATACACCAGCAGCAGGACAACGATCTGGCCGTTCGGTAATCGTATTGCATGTTTCAGTAATTGTTTTGATATAACGGAATTTCGATTTGTTGGCTTCGATTTCTTCTGGTGAAGCTAAATCCTCTAATCGAGTAAGCATCGATGGGATATTAACTACATATTTTTCAATGTTTTTTATTTCACTTTCACACTGTTGAAATTCATTCATTGAACGCAACGGGCGCTTTCTTAGCTTGCTAAAATCAAACTTTTCATTACCTAATATAGACACACAAAAGACGCGCTCCCTTGTTTGTGGAAGTCCATAATCCATAGCATTTTCGATATTAAAGTTATTGGTATAACCTAATGACTCCATGTCTTTTAAATACTCATTGAATATAGGGAGTTTCGCTTTAAATAAAGCGCCTCGTACATTCTCCCAGATGACAAACTTAGGACGCCACTCACCCATTTCTTTAACTATGCGAATTGTTTCGAGTAATAATTCTGAACGGCCCTTATCATCATTAAGGTTAGCTGCTGAATTATCTTGGCATGGACTACCGTGAACTAAAATATCCGGCTTTAAATCCCAAGTTCGTACATCTTGTGTTTCATAACGGAATGGATTCATGGCATTGTACGCCTTCACCCGATTGGCTTTCCATTCGACATAATCGATTGTTTTTACTTTTACGCCTAATCGTTTAGCAGCCTTTATATCTGCTCCTATGCCTCCGAAAAGCGACAATAACTTTAGCTGCATTCAAAACGCCCTCCTTCCTACGCATTTTTGTTCTATTGCTCCCAATTCCATAAACTCAATTGCCCTTTAGCTGGTACTGGTTCCCCTAACGCCTGCACGTCAGCCAGTTCCCATGCGAAACGATCTTCATCGTAATACCCAAACCAATATTCATCACCTTCGATTTTCGACCCCTTATCAGTC